CCCACAATCGCCCACCTTAAACGTAGCCGCACTCTGAATGATAATCCCCCCGGCCGCCTTTGCCTTCAGTATCTCCAAATCGAAGAAAGTAGCCTTGTCAGTCACCGTGAGGTTCTTCGTGGTAATATCACCCTCGTTGTTGATGTTGCCCGTGTTGGTGATGTTGCCATCGTTATTGATGTCCCCATTATTGACAATACCTTGGAAATAGCTCACCGCCTTGGCCACGATGCCCTTGAGAAACGTCATGACCTGCTCAGCCGTGTCTGCAATGTCTTTGCGCAAAAATCTTGGTAGTGTGTAATTCTTGATGACAGTCTCTATCTGTGAAGCGTTCAATCCGCCACCACCACTGAAATTGCCAGACAGAATACTCTTCACATCTTCCTTTAACTGCGTAATCGCACCCTTTACGGCTTGGTTGCCAACGGTAATGCTCTGTATGAAAGGAAAATCAATCTTGCTCTCTATCTTGATGATACGAGTACTTAGCTCATAGCCTTGACCGTCATTGAAAATCACCTCTTGACCAATGTGGAGATTTGGATTCTTTTCCTCGAACGCAACAGGGTTTGACGAGAATGTATAATTGTTGTTATCCTTGAACCTACGCTCAATCTCCTTTTTGGTGCGCTTTGCCAATTCATCTTGTGCTGACGCTATCTCTTGTTGTCCCTGCTTGATGTTGAACAACACGACAATGTTACAAGTGAAGTCAGGTAGGTTGTTACCACGAGGGTACAGTCCTTCCTCTATGTTTGTTGGTATGATAATGTCATCACTTTGATAGAACTTTATCTCATAGTCTCCAGCCTTGATGTTGATACCGCTGTCACCGTCATTATGATTGGATGGTATTTCATTGGCGTCATTTTTATCGAAATAGGCAAGCTCAAAACCATCCTGCCCGTTAGGCTGTCCTACGAGCGACTGTGTGAGGGCATCATACTTTCCATCTGTGGCGTGCGTGTTAACCTTGAATGTTGCTTTGAGCGTATGGCCTTGCAAAACCTGCTCCTTGACGTTCAGTTCATAGTCGTACCAATAGTGGGTCACCTGTTTACCATGTTCATCTATGTCGTTCGTGGTGTTGACGAGCGTCTTTGTGCCATCCTTTACGGTGGTTGGGTAAGCGAGCCGCATGTACCATGTGGTGTACACTTTGTTTTTCCCATTGGCATCCTTTTCTATCTCGTTTGTCTGTCGATTTTTGAGGTATCGGTAGCGTGGACGCACGTTGTAAGCGTATAGATCTATGTGCGGATAAACATCATCGAACGACAATGCCACCATTTGTTTGACAGCACCTCTTTGAACGAACTCCTGATTTGTGATTACGTTGCTGTCTTTGTCTACATAGATACAACCGTCTGGAAACTTGTTTTTGTTCAATCCCAGTCGAACCAATGTAGCCACGTTCCCTAAACCCACCTGTGCCTTGCGTGACATGTTCCTTGATGAGCCTTGCGGATAGAAGCAGTTGTAATATGGCTCATTGGAGCTGTTTACCGATGCGAAATTGATATTGTCGTGTACTTTCAGCAAGGGGACTTTCTCTCCCAAGTTGATGAATATCTGCCCGAAGTACAGCGTATGGTCTTCCCATGACAGGTGCCATTCTGAACTATTGTACTTGCATGCCTGCGCCATGGATGACAACACAGACAGAATGTCGTTTGACGATACGGAAAAGCTAATGGTAGGGTCTACCGTTCCACACAGGGTATAGGTAAACTTCTTGCTTTCGTCCGTGATGCCCAACGCTTCGTTGATAGCCTTGCAGGCATACTCCAACGCATTTGTGGTAAGTCCATCATAAGACCACTCCTGCTGCTTAATAGGGTTGCCGTCTTGGTCTGTCGTGTCATACAGAAACGGAATCCTACTCAAAGCCGCAAGCGGATGGTTGAATGCTGGCTCGTACTTCAAACTTGTGCTGCCCTCCGATGGCGTGTAGTCGTCCAACAGGCGATATTTCAGTCCGTCACTAAACGGGACGATGTATGAACCGACTGGCAGCGTTTTCTTAAAGTCACTATTCCAAAACAGCTTTACAACGTCTGTCTTTCCCAGTTCACGCTCAAGAACGGCACCCTCTGTGAGGATGGCGTCCATTAACTTGCTTCCGTGTATGTCGTAGATTACCATATCGCCAAAGTTCGTCATTTTATCACATAGCGTGAGGTTTGTTTCAATCTGAAACATGACAATTGAATGAATGTCGTAAAAAAGTAACAGCCATAGTACAAGAATGTCAGAATAAATGGCTACTTCGCTTCTTATTTTCTATTCTTTGGGTTTGGCTCCATGAATTTCACGCCTACTTTGCAGAACGTCCGCTCCACGTTTTGTGCATACATGCCTGTAGTGTCTTTGAATTTAAGGTGGTAAACCTTTGTGCTATTTTTTGGAACGGATAGAACCACATCACCTTTACTCAATTCTTCGTAAAACAAATCCTTTTTGCTAATGAAGTCCGCTTGATTATTACCCATGATTGTAAACGTGAGTGTCAACGTGCGCTCGTTCATTTTAGGAATTGACTTGCAATATTCTATACCGTCCTTTGTGCGGTCATTGTTTGTGACATATTCTTTCAATCCAGCCTTGTCGCCAAGGATATCGAGAAACTTGTCTCCCATGTTGACACCAAATTCATTGTAGGCATCCTTTCCATTAATCAACAATTCTCCTATCATAATTTTTCCTTTATTAACCTGTTCATGCTGTTGATGTTTTCGTCTATCTGTGTAAGACACTTTGCGGAGACACCCGTGTTTTTGTTTATTTCTTTTAGTTCCATGTATGAGTTGGCAAGTATTGTCCTCGTTTCATCGGCTATGGAAACAGTGTCTTTTCCTATCAAAGAAATACCTGTGAGGGATAAATCAATGGAGCTTAGCTTCTGCGACAATAAAACATCTTTTATCTGATCTCTTGATATATTTCCTGCTGTGGTAAGTGCCACGATATTGCTTGCCTGCTCGTAAGTGATGTTTGCAACACCGTTGGATGTGGCTCTCTGCTCATCATCATCTTTTTCCTCTTTATAACCTGTGATTTGATCAATGACTTCAACCTCCTTTTTAGCCCTGTCAGATAATTCCTCATATCGTTTCTTTAATGCTTCAAAATTTTCCCCACTATGCGTTCCGCTTTTGATAATATCAGCAGCTTCTTTGTATATGGCTTCTAATTCAGACTTATAACCTTTTGCAAGAACATCCTTGGCAAGAGCATTGCGCATGTATTCTGCAAAATTTTGTGAGAACTTCTCGCTATCGCTATCCATATCTTTGAGCATATCTGAAAAGTCATCATAGAAATCATTAAAAGAGAATCCGAGTAGAGCTTCCTTTTGCTCATTCACTCCGTTTCGCATGGCTTTAATTTGCTCTACATAATCTTTTACAGAAGATGCAAGTGTATCACCTAATCCAGACATAGCCATAGCGTCTTCGGATAATTTAATAATCTCGTCATCGGCAAGATCCCATATCCATCCCATGCGACCAAATTCATAAGAACCCCTGTAACGTTTAAGTGCGTTCTTTTGCTCCGACGTTAAAGAATCTGTAATCTTTACCCCCTCGCTCGCTGATGAACCTATACCCAAAAAACCAACACTGGCTCCAGAGTTAAGCCATGCGATACTTTTTTCTCTGATGGCATTCGCTGTTTCTTGCCGTTTGTTTTGAAGTTCCTCGAAGACATCATTTGTTTCGCAAATCGTCTTCTTTACGTCTTTCATTGATTTGTCAAGCTCATTGATGTTATCTTTCAAGAAAGAGATGTACCTACCCATGCCCTCTAAGTAATTTTGCGTGCTTTTATCATCATCACTAAATAACGACATAATAAGCTGTAAAGCTTGCAATGCTGCTTGGACAATAGCAAGAATGGCAACAGATCTCTCGAGGTTGGTTAATGCGGCTTTAAAGGATTGTATCCCCTGAGCCATATTTATGCCACATGTAACTGCGGATGCAGCCATTTTAAGCATCTTCCCAGTATTACCTCCTATAGAATCTCCAAGATCACTAAGTGTATTAGCATAGTCTTTTACTACTTTTAACACACTTTTGTAAGAACGTTTCTCTTTATTAGCAGCCTTTGTCATTTTTTGTGAAGACTTTATCATACCTTTGGCTGCTTTTTCCGCTCCAGGTTTGTCACCTGCCTTTTTAGCTGCTTGGAATGCTTTTAATTGTTTGTCGTATTCTGCTTTTGCGTCATGAAATTCCTTGTGCGCTTGTTTAATTGACTTAATAGGCTGACTCATGTCCATACGAGCTTGCAGATTTTCTATGGCATCGGTTACTGTCTGAATCTGTTCTGGAGTGAGTTCTTTTGCCGTGTCTATAAACTGCTGTAACTGATCTTTTACGGCAGCTACTACGTCTGGCATTGTGTTGTCGAGGTCGCCGAAGATGTACTCCCAGTTGATTTCCTCTTTTAACTCTTTAAAGTTAAGTTCGTTAAGTGATTTTTTCAGTCCTGCGTCAACGGCTTTTATCTGTGCATCTTTATTTCCTTGTGTTATGGTTTCATCTTTTCTTATATTTTGCCTTTTTTGTTCAGCCTCTTGCTCAAGAGCTTGTTTTTGCTCTACATATGTTCCAAAATTATGGTAATACTCTTGCCATGCAGCACGTTCATTTCTAATCATTTCATCCTCCGCTTCCTTATCTTCGTTGGCATGTTTCTCGAGGATGTTAGAACGCATTTTGTCGAATTTGTCCTGCTCGTCTTGCGTCAGCTTTACAGATGCTGCATTAAACTTCTTTCCTTTGTTCTTTGGATCGGCTTCAAACTTTTCTTTTGCGTTGTCACGTTTCTTGTTCAGATAGTCATGTTTATATTTGTCAAGGTCTGCAAGCTCCTTCTTATGATTGAGTTCTCGTTGTTTCTTCTCTTTCTCATAGCCGTTTTGCATGGCGTCAATGTACGATTGTATTTCTTTTGTCGCAAGTTCTGCCACTTCATCCGACTGCCCCCATGGAGTAACGATTTTCTTTTCTTGAATTTCAGATGCGACACCACTATGACCTCTGCCACCACTATGACCTCTGCCACCACTATGACCTCCAGCGTTGGTTGATACTGGATAAGCAGATAGGTATTTGTCGTATGACGCAATTTTCTTTTTTAATGCCTGTCCTTTCTTTCCTTTTGCTTCTATATAGCTCAATGCGTCAAGTTTACTTTGTGCATCTTTCTTTTTATCTTCCCAATACTTTCTGTTCTTTGTTGTTGCTGTTTTCTCCTTTTCTGTTGGCTTGATACCATAGAGTATTTCGTTTGCTTCTGCTTGAGAAATATTGTTCATTGCTACAAAATCTTTTACTGCTTTGTCGCTATTTACTTGCAACTCTCGAGCCGCCCTTGCATTTGCACCCCCTCCAATGTCAAACAAGCTACCATGAACATTATTAATCATATTCCGAACAGTTGTAGGCTTTCCTTTATATGTTATCTTTTGGTCTAATCCTTTACCTGTTGAAATATATTGGTTCACATACTTCATCAGTAAATTAGATGTCTGCTGAGAATATTGTTTTTTTAATCCTTTATATATTTCATTTCTCCTACTTTGTATTTCATCTTGCGTTTCCTGCATATTTGAATCATAGAACTGCTTGAGCTGTCTTGCTGCCACACTCTTTCTGATTGCAGTAGTCAGATTATTGTAGCTACTTGTAAGTGTACCAGTCCTATCTATCTCTGCTGCAAGTTTGCTGTCATATTGCCCATACTGTGATATGATGGCATCCTTTGCTGATTTCCACTTATCTGTACCTTTCTTGCTTTGCTCAAGTTCAGCACGAAGTCCATTTAACTTAGAAATTTCCATTTGTGTGGATTTTTCCACCTCGTTATTGGCATCCTTGAGCCGTTTCTGTGCTGCGGAAGCTGTGTCACTTTGCTTGGATAGCCTATACATCTCATAGCCAATTGTAACCAACGCTGCAAAGACAAGGGCGTAAGGATTCTTAAGCATGGTAATGTTCAAGGCTTGTACTTTTCCTTTAAGAACACCTGTTGCAGCACTTAATATTCCAATATTCCTTGCATGCGCCAAACGAGAAACCGCCTGTACTTTCTCAAGGGCAATATTGACCAACAAAGCTGCTTTGTAAGAACCATACGCAACGACAACACCCTCTAAAATCTTACCTACCTGCTCGTAATGCTCAACAAGGTAAGTTCCCGTTTTCACAGCACCCATGATGACGCCCTCACCCTTTTGCCCAATCTCGTTGAACATCATGTCAAAACTCTCCTGAAGCATGGAAATCTGTCCATTGAGAGTTTTCGCTCCCTCTTGCGACATACCAAAAAACTTACCACCTGCACTTGTAGCTGAGATGAAAGCATCCTGAACCATCTTGGAAGAGATAGCACCCTTGGACATTTCCTCTTTGAGTTCTCCTATTGATTTTCCTGTCTTACGTGCAATTTCCTCCAACGGGTTGAAGCCAGCATTGACCATTTGCCATTTTGTTACCCTACGGGCTTTTTATCCCATAGTTCTTATAGTTTCCTATAAGTTCAGCATACATTTTCACCCTCGATTACTCGGTGGGGTGTCGGATACTCGTGGAGGGATTATATTTATTCACCCTCTATGCGTTACACTGTTCGCAAGCCTTTCGCAATCTTGCGCCTTAGCTCGGTATTGCCATGTTTACTGATATTGCCATTTGAAACCGCCCGATGTTTTGCGTTCGCCCCTACAACATTTAGAAATACTTTCATTCTTCATATTGTTTTGTCGTGCCGCTTCGGACGCACTATTATAGACCATTAGTATCTTATCTGTTCCAACTTCGATTTTAGCAACCTTTTTGCCGTTTGCTTTGCCAATTTTCGCTTTCGTTTCTTCTGAAACTTCATGCCCAATCATCTTTACAATTCGTTTCCTTATTGTTTCTTCTGATTGTTTTTTGCCGTACATTGGGTTTTTTGTGCCTATCTTTGAAGCAGCAATTCGTTTGCGAACTTCTTTTGAAACTTTATGCCCCAGCAATGCAAAACTTCTTCTTTTCTTTGCATCTTCTGATTGCTTTTTACCTAAATGCGACAATCTAAGTTTTTCCTTTTGTTCTTCGGACATGTGTTTGCCTTTATTCCAAGGAGTATTTCCTTTTAAGGTCTTAGCAATTTTCTTCTTCATTTCATTTGAAATGAACTTATTTGTTTTGCCTAAAACATAACAGCACCACGCTTGACCTTTGGATTTATACTCTGTTCCAAGTTGCAACTCATAATCGTATGCTTCTTCTTCATCATCAAAATATTTAACGATTTTGTAGTCGCATTCACATTTGCTTCTGATATTGCGAAAATGTTTATTGCGGTCTTTCATGCTTGTTACACGATTTCCACTACCTTTCCCAACATAGAAAACTTCCTTAGAACTCTTTAAGTACCAAATATAAACGTAATATTTTTGCATCTATCATCTGTTTTATATCTTGGTACAAAGATACTAATTTTCTACAACATTTCAAAGACCGATTTCAGTAAATTTAGGGTTCACCGATTTTACCCGATAATTATAATAGGTATTCCTACCTATCACGCCACACATTTTAGCAAGTCTTGCCCCATCAGTTTTCCTGCACTGCTCATCTGCGAAAATGCCAGCGCAAGGGAGTTGAATTTTCCTGTATCACCCATGGATATATCTCCAATGGCTTTAAGGTAATCAATGGATTTCTCTGCTTCAATGCCAAAAGAAGTCATCATCTGTACGGCACCGACCATATCCTTTGTGTTCAGTGGAGACGCAAGAGCATACTCTTTAATTTGTCCCATAATTTCGTTAAGCCGTTTCTGATTGCCACCTAACAGGACTTTAAGCGATGTTTCCATGCTCTCAAACTCGGAACGAACTGATATAATGCGCCCAGCAAGCTCTTTCAATCCCATTCCACCCAATACAGCAGTCCCCATCTGTTTCACCTTGGAAGTTAGCATATTCATCATGTCAGCTGTTCCGCCGCCCTCTTTTCTCAACAAGGCATACTCATCACGGAGCTTTGTTACAGACAGACGAGCTTTGGCTTGCTCTTGTGTCAAAGTGAAAAGTGAATATTTTTGTTCTGCAAGTGCATCTTTAGCTTGTTGCAGTTTTCCACCAATAGGAGACACTGTTTTCTCGTATGATCCCATCTTACGATATTGCTCTGAAAGCGTACGAATATCATCCTTTGTGTCAGCGATTATCTTTTTCTGTTTTATAATCTCCTCCGAAAAATGATTAACGCTTTGTGATGCGTCGTAAATCTTCTGTTTGAAGTTTGTATCAATAGCGGCTGCCGTCTTTGCAATATTCCCTGTAACGCTGTTCAGTTCCTGCGAAGTTTGTTGCAGCTTGCTGTTCAGCTTGTTGAAAGCGACAGGGTTCTGAACTGCGTCTGTATTGTCTATAGACCTTTTCAAGCGTTCTATTTCTTCACGGAGCTTCTGCACTTTTTCCCATTCCGCTTCTATCCTGAATGATAATTTTGCCATAATCGTTTTATTTTTTACTTCTACGTTTTGCCATATCCTTACCACTGATGGTTTTCACCACGTCTCCATACACCTCATGCTGTTTGTCTTTCTGCATAATGACAAGGTTTCGATAGGGAATTTTATTAACTACTTCGTCATACGTCAGATGCAAGCTATCCATGAATGACGCTATCTGTCCCAACAGGGTGCGATTGCCGACTATCTCGGACTTGCTGCCAGCAGGCTTGCGTTCCTCGTCAAACTGGCAGCTTTCAAGAAAGGGGTTACTCCAATCAAATCAAAAGCAGACGAAAGGGCATCCAACACTTCTTCAAACGTTCCCTTTGATAGTTCAGCACTCAACGACTGATTTCCTTTAATGAACCATGACAGAGCCTTTGCGTATGCCTTGCAGTCCTTAGCGGAAAGTAACATATCCTTTAACGTAGCACTATCGCTAAACTCCAAATCACTGATACACGATATTGCTCCTGCGAGCCTGTGAATGGTTGGTGGATGGACGGGATAAGCCTTTCCGCTCACATACACGATGATGTAATCTGCTCCTATAATTGCATTAGACACCAATTTACTTGCTTTACTCATAATAAAAATGAAAAGGGGTGGAGGTGGTCTAAAATGCCACGTTCCACCCCGATGTTATCCTACAATCTTGTTACCCTATTAGCCTGCCTTGACAACGGAAGCGTCAAACCAATATTCAGGAGCTACACCATCTACTGTTGGCTCAAGCTCTGCCCCTACAACAGGCAATCCAACAGCCTTATCTGTTGTGGCCTCACGAGCAGAAATATCGGCACGAGGAATGACGATATACTGATCATCCTCTGTCAGTCCAACAAGACACTTCTCAATGTTAACCTTACCAACAGCACGCTCCCACGATGTTTCTGTGGCTGTACCACCCAACATGTCTGCCTTGGTCTGATAGTCGTACTCACCAAGCGTAAAGTTCATTTTCACTTCTCCCATTTCCTTGTCAGAGCGATAAACCTTACCAGTCAGCTGATTTTTATAAGCAGTCTTGTTTGCTTCGGCTTCTTCCAGCGTCCATGTTTCCTGATGAACGTTCTTTACTTCTGTAAGTTGCTTTAGCATAGCAAACAACGTCTGTCCTGTAATCTTGGCTGTAATCTTTGACGTGTCGCCGTACCACAATTTTTTGATATTGACGGCTGTAATAGTCTTTCCCATAATCAAATAGTATTTAAAACATTAAACAATAATCTACAATTAACAAAATGACACTTCAAAGCTGTGTCCGCTTCAATAGAAATAGTATGTACCTCATAGTGATACGTTGTTTTTTTATACATGCCAGTTACGCTTCTAAAGTCAGCTTTTGCCTTACGTTCAAGCTCTCTTAGCCGTATGAAATTGGCAACAGTGTCTACCACATTGCATGCTGTGCTGTCTGTCAAGTCAGGAACACATAAGTTGACTTCAACAAAGCACTTCTCCCAGTATTTTTCTGGTGTCTGTCCTTTGACGTGAATAGTGATGCGCTCATCGGGCAGTTCCCCTGTGAGGGTCTTTCCGAAAGGCACAATCTTTATTCCAAAGCATTTGCAATCTCGGTAGAGAATATCTGCTATGTCGGTAGTAACTATCATAAGTTCTAATCAGTTACAATCTCCCAATCGTTTGCAAAAATGTCAAGCCAATCTGGAACGTAATTAGTAGCGACAACACCGCCATCAGCATATCGTTTCAGTCTCAAACACTGGCTACGATAATGAATGGTCTTTGTATCGCTTGCTAACACAAAATCTTTTGCATCATTGGGAAGACTTTGCATCTTTGGTACAACATTTGAATTGATGTCTGAATCAATCTGTTTGACAGCACATACACCATCACCCCAAACGTTGCGTTTTACGACTTTCCCATTTTGCAGGGCTGTAATAATTTCTCCAAATTTCATATCATTCAAATATTTCTTTCAATTTCTTTTCCGCTCTCAATGCTGGACCGCTCAATACGTCAAATCCCTTTGCCTCTACATAAGAAGCATAGTCAGCGGTGTTCTTCAATGTCAGCCCATCCTTATCGGTTTCGTACTTATTGGAGGATTCGAGATTTCTCGTTCGGTTCTTGTAGGTGTGGTTTGCTTTGGCATCCTCAACGGCTTCTTCGCCAACATTAGCCATTGTACTTTCCACCTCCTGTTCGCCGTCCTCAAAGAATTTATCTACATCCGAAAAATCACCGTCTATAACCATAATTCAGAATAATTGAAATAGTTGGTTTTCTTGGGGATATAGACCTTTCCTTCTCCACGCACGCAATTGCCTTCAAGACATCTTACCTCTGTTCCAGCTTTTATATTTACACGCATTTCGCATACTACATGGTAATTCGGTCGGTACACTTCTCCATTGGCTGATTTGAACTCCTTTGTGGTGTTGTCATCACAACGACATTTGCATAACGTTTTCCAACTCACACCACCCGTATTAGGGATAGGATGCCCAAATTCATCCTCTTTGAATGGTGTTATCCTTTTAACCTGCAATATGTGTGGTGCGAATATCATAAGATGCGTATCTTCGGTTTATTGTCGTTGAGTTCGTCCTTTAATCCGTACTTCTTACAAAGGAGAGAGTAATAGTCCTTTATGCCTTGAGTATCCCACGACATGGAGAAACCACTCTCATTGATAGAAGTAGGACGAAGCAAAAGAGATGGAATGAAATGAGCAATAGCAACAGAAATGGAATCTACGTTATCGCTCATTACATCATCATCTATTGCTACTTTTGCATTGAGAGACATATCCAACAAGTCAGCCTCCGACACTTGTATGCCGAAAGACTGAAACTTGTCTGATATGTACTTCCTTACGTTCATTTCGTCAACTTAGTAAGGTCTAAAGTTGTAATGAGCGTTGGGTCTGCAATCTGTGGTATCCATTCTGCGGTGTACTCTAAGTAACGCCCGTTGTGGTCACGATTAGCAGCCACGAGCATATCACCATCACCAGTAGGAGTGTAGGTCATGCCTGGCACGGGGTCTGTGCTCTCGTAGGGAGTGTGGTAACGCATATAGCCAATCTTCTCTTGTGGCAAGAGGGTGATATGACCATCTGCGTAAACCTGCACGTTCTTGCCGTTCTGCTCCTTTACGTAATCGTCCTTGATTTCGATAGCGGGAAGACCGATGCCCGTGAACAGCTGCGAAGCCAATTCAGATGTAACCAACCCTGTTGAGAGGTACATTTGGTTCTGCCCAAGCTGCATCTTGAACATGTCACCGAACTCCGAAGAACCAATGATATGCTTGACGAACGTACCGCGGCTCATCAGCATCTTGGCATACTTGCCGAAGTCGGGAGCAATCTCGTTGAGCTTGTTCATCAGGAACGTTACCATCTTCTTCTTGCTGTCCACGACGATGTCGCTGTCCTGCAAAACGATGGTGTTCATCGGAAGCTCGATGTCGAGGAACTCGGTCGCTCCCTGCTCGCTCTGCGCCTTGTCCTTATTGCGGACTTTCGCCTTGCCCGTCATGATGAGAGAGCCGACAACCAAATCCATACGCTTGTGGGCTGCGAGCATCACCTGGCGGTAGTCATCGTAGATGAATGCGATGATGTCGTTGAGTGCCGAAACTTTCCCCGCGGCATTGGCTGCGTTGTATTTATCAATCAAATCCTGCAACTCCGAAAGGCGGTCTACAGGCATTTGATAGCGGTCGCCGAGGTAAGCGACCTCACCAACTCCGCTGCCGATGTTCTGACGCTCACGGATAGGCTTCTCACCAAAACGAGAGTTAATACTACCTGCCGTAACGCCACGAACAGAACCGATGTAGTCCTTGAACACTCGGGTAGTAGTCCGACGGAAGTCGAGGTACTGCTGCCAATAAATAGCGTCCTTACGAGTCTGAAGGACACGGTTGATAACTGCGCCCACGATTGCGGGTTCGTTAAACAATGTCTGAATAGTCAATGTCATAATATTGCGTCCTTTCTTTTATTCGTTAAACTGAAAATGAGGGAGGTTAGCCTTGTCTGCCACACAGAACGGCATCACCAATTTCTCGGGCTCAATCTCAAAAGCACGCATCAAAAGCGCAACACTATTGATACCTTCCGTAACCTTGTGATTCTCGTACAGAGCCGAGTTAGCAACCACCTTGGGAGTAGTTCCTCCTGCTGCGGAAGCTTCAAAGAGCGCATACCCTGCACTAACCTTTGCCCCAAATGCTTCTGCAAGTGTAACCTCATCATAGTCGGCATTGGTTCGGTCAATAGATTGAACGACTGCGCCATTTTTACCAGTACCCAGTGTCATGCCCTCCTTGATATAAGGATTCTTGGCTACCTTGATTTTCGTTGCTGTAGTGTCTGCTGTCTCAACGACCAGCGCACGCACGGCAATCTTTGCGGTCTTGGCTTTCAAGTCCGCTGCTATTGGTAGGAATGAAGGAACGTAACTTCCTATTTCCAGCCCTGCCACATTGAGGATATAGTTTCCACGTCTGCGAATACCAGTTGAAACGTCATAGCGTTCCTCCTGCACTTCTTTGGGCTTCAAATTATAAACAAATCCTGCTGCCATAATCTTTACTTATTATTCTGTTCTACAATCTCTTTCGTCCCTTTTTCGATTTGTTCAGCGATGGAACTTATCTCGCTTTGATGTTCGTGGTTTCCCTCTTCGGGAGACTTGACGAACTGGAAACCGCTGTTCTGCATCTCCTGCTTCAAGTCAGTGAAGTATTGATTAAGGTCTGCATCATCAGCGATTTGCTTGCCCTTGTAGGCAAATTCGGGAATGCCAAACGACTTCGCCACTTCATCAATCTGCTGGCAACGGATGTCCGCCTTTGTCTTTGCGTCCATGGCTGCCAACTTCTCACTCAAAGTCTTGTTTGAATCAATAAGGCTCTGCGCCCATGCTGGCACTTCCTCTGCTGGCTTAGGCTGCGGAGTAGGTGCAGGTGTTTGTGGTTTGGTTTCCTCAATAGACTTACCGTCCTTGATGTTGTGCTTCTTCTCGTAATTTGAAATTGCGGTCTTCTGCGCTCCATCAGCCCGATAGTCGCCATAACTTTTTAACACGTCCTGAAAGGAGATACCCTCAACGATAGAGTTTACCTTGCTCTCATCCGTTACTCCCTCTGACTTCTTGCTTGCAATCCGTTGGAGGGTGGCATCCTCAACCCCTTGAAACTTGGTTTTGAGAGCTGCCAAAATCTGTTCGTAAATGTTCATACTTTAAAGTGTTATCCTGAAACAATCTTTTGTCCAAAATTACGTCTTATCCTATATGTTATGAAGTATTTTACAGTCATAAAAACAACAATTGCCTTATTGTTGCGAAAAAGACATAAAAAGGCTTATATTCTTTCGAATACGAGCCTTGAAACCACATAAAAGTGGTCGAATTTGACCACTTTATATCCAGTCTATTATAGTAGCGCCATAATCTCCTTTTTCCCATATATACCACGCATAACTGACTGCACTGCCACCATGCGCCCTCATATAGTCAAAATCTCCATTCTTGGCACATAACAAACGGCTCACAAACTGGAAAATATACTTAGGCGGTGTCTTGCTGAACAATTCATCATAGCGTTTCTTTCCCTCCAAGAACGTTGTCTTAAGGAACATGATAACATAACATCCGCATGGAACCAAGTCAAGTGAATGTTTCACCACATCGCAGGCATATTTATACGGTGGATTGGTAAGGATACAGAAATTATTGCCAAGTTCCGTTGGGGCAGTCATTGTTTCAAAGAAATTTGCCACATGACCAAAACCTCTGTCTATCAAGTCAGAGCTATATACGTCGTGTCCGAGTTCTATAAGACGTTTTGACAGATGCCCTTCTCCGCAACATGGCTCCCATACGTTGTGTGGAATATCGAATTTCATTTCAAGCCTATCAATCGCAACTGGGTCTGTAGCATAATAGTCGTTGGATTCCCTTTCCTTGTCAGTGTGGTTACTCGCCCCAAGCATCTTGTATATTGACGCATCATTTGCCATCACTGTTTCCTCCTTGTTTCTCATTCTGCTCTTCCTTGATTTGTTGAAGCTCATCTTGCAACTCGCCATAGTCGGAGCAGTAGGCAACTCCATGCTCAAGAGACCATACTCCACCGCTCACGGCTGCGGCTGCGGTGGTTACCTTGTCGCTCTCGCTGTCTATCATAAACGGAACTATCTCTGTCTCAATGTCAACGGTACGGCTGGCTTCTTCAAGCGATGCGTTCAATGCGCCAATGGCGGAAGTGAGGAAGTTTACACGACGTTGGAAAAACGATCCTAACTCCTCCGCATGATTCTGCACTGCCATGTGTGCCGCCATGAAGACGTATCGAAAGGCTGTACCGCTCAATGCGTTGCCTACACCTTTGAGCTGGTCGAAGGAGATGCGTGGCGTATTGGTCAAGCCGTATATCTGATTGAAGTATGTTTCAATCTCCACTTTGATAGGGTCGCTCGACTGATCCCATGTGAGGTATTGAGCGTTTGCTCCATCCCCCGTGAGCTGCATCATGCGGTTTCTTGCATCGCCTGTAATGCTGTCGGGCTGTAAGTCACCAAAAAGCATAAGGAGTGGGAAAAAATGGTTGTCGATGCAGTCGGCATAACCGCTGAGACACTTCTCCAACCTCATACGAAGCTGACGTACTTTTGCGCACAATGGCTCGGAGCGACTGGCATAGACGACTGGAAGTTTAGGCAGGCTGTGGGCAAATGACCGTTCTGCATTTGCTTCCCATGTCTTGTCCAAGTTCCACTGATAAACCATCTTATCGGTGATAGTCATGAACGCCTTGTGCTTGTTGCCATTGATGTCTGTCTTCTCATATTCACGGGAGAAAGCCACCATGTCGCCGCTGTTGTCAAAGAAAGGATAGAGTGTATCACCACGAAACGGAGACCACACCTGCGACTTCAAACGGTATTTCGGAGCTTTCTTGCCAAATAATCCTGCAACCTTTCGCTTGAGCTTCGCCCAAAAGCCATCATCTTTGACGGCAAACCAATATTCAGCCACCTCCTGCTCTGCGAGCCATGAGCGTACAATTTTCCTATTCTGATATTTCAGCTTATTCTTCTTGAATACTTGCTTGATAGCTTCAAACACGCCCTTTTCCTTGTCATCCTCTGGCTGACAGTCCAGCGTCGGCTCCATTCCGACAGTAAACGCCGTATGGATGTTCACGATGTCCTGCTCGATGGGGAGTGCAATGCGGTTAGGCTCTTTCATCTCATATTTGGCAGGAGTCTTAATTGACTTCCCTGTCTCGGGGTCAAACTTAACATCCTCCATCTTGACCAGTACCCTTATTTTCGGATAGAGTTCAGGTTTCATGATGTCATGGAGTTTTGGATTCCAATCTGCGAGATTCTTGCCTGTGTCGGGCTGCGATGTGCGCCTACCTTTCTTGAGATAGGCTATCTTTTGGTCGATGTCCTCAAGTGCGAGGATTTCATCTAATGTCTTTGGTGCTTCCATATCGTTATCCTTTCTTAATTATCCTGTATCGCTTACCATAGGTGTGTTCCAAATCTTTCATATACGAAAATGCTACATGTGGATGATTTGCTGAAAACTCATCACGGAAGCCAAATAAATCTTTGCTTTGAACTATATACATATCGTTATCCTGTTTATCTGGCGAACGCTGCTGCGATGTCGCCCTTTGGTTTCTGTATCTTGCCTAAAAGTGTCGCTAAAACCCAGTAGCGGGTAGCATCAATTCCGTGATTCCATGCGTCTATCGGTTGGTTGATATAATTCCCGTCCTTGTCCTTATCCCAAACGTAATTAAAGAACTCTTTTCTGAGATTATACGACCTTTCTGTGACAAAAATATTAAGTGACTTCATTTTGTCTATTCCTGCGATGATTGAGCCTGCACCCTTTTCAACCGGGTATATCTTTATTCCACCATTATGAATTTCTTGCACAAGGCGTGGGTCTGCGCTGTCTGAAAAGACTTTCATCTCATATCTGTGCAAAGCCTTAATCAGGTCGGAAGAGAGCATGCTTGTCCGATAAAACAACTCGTCAACATAAAGGTTGTCGTCTATCATTCCGCACATCATGGCAGCACTCACATCGTTTGTATAGCCAAAATCAAGACCAATTGCCACTTTTTTACACCACTTCGGGAACTCCTTAACGACACCGATATGCTTGAACACTGCCCCTTCAGCAACATCTGCCCACCTGCCCATAACAGTATGTGCGTACTTCTCGGGATTATTGACTTTCATATCCTCCACCTCCTTGATAAACTCCTGCGATAAATTCTCAAGGTTATCCAAGTAGGTGGTATGGATGTGCAACACATTAGGATGCGTGCTTATCTGAACAGGAATGCCGTCATACATCACCTCTTTATGTGTGTTTTCTATGAAACGTTTGTAAACCCAGTGGTTGTTATCCGTAGGGTTCATGATAATAAAAATTCTATTTTGTATGCCTTTCTGACGTATGGAGAGCATGATAGTTTCAAATTCTTTCTCCGACACCCATTCCTCAGCTTCGTCAACGACAAAAGTGGTGATTCCGTGAATGGACTTTAACTTTGCCGTCTGGTTTCCCGAACTTGTTTTCAGTCCCCTGAACATCACCGTGCTTCCTGTCATTCTGTTGGTCACATCGGAACGTGTGGATCGAAAGTATTTTTGTGTACCGTCTAATTCAGCCTTTTCCAAAAACTCTGGGATAATAGAAATATTGGCAGAGACCATCGTGTAACGTGTATAAAGGATCTGATGCACGATTTTATCTACTGGTGTCATCTCGAACGTCAGACGCTCAAGGAATGAAGACACAAAATGCGACTTTCCGCTGGCACGACCTCCTGTTATAAGGATAATAAACTTATCCTTGTTAGCGTATATAGGATAGTAGACCTTATGCGTCTTAATCATCACCAACCTCCTTTTCTATCCACTTGCCAATATCTATTCCATGAGTGATGTCTGTTGGAATGTCACTGTTTTCCTCATCCTCCAACTTCCCACTCTCTATACTTCGGTACATCTGCGAATGGTGTCTGAGCCACATCTGCAAGGCGTTAAGGTTGGGAGGGAGCTTGTGGACGGTGATGCGCTGCTCGTCCTGTATCTTGTCGCCAATCTTGTCGAAGGTGATGTCCTGTGCCTGTACTTTTCCAAGCCCCATTTCGAGTACCATCTTCCACACTTCTGGCTCTACACCCGCACGGGCGCGCGATAGCAAATCGTTAATTCGTTTGCTTCTCCTCTCATTTTCTTCTTTCGACCACGCACGATATTCACCGTTTTTCATTTCAGAGAATGTCGTTGGTGTTTCAAACCCCAAATCAGCTGCTATGACTTTATCCCAAATGATATGATTCTCCTGCATCTGCCTGTCCGCACTCTCTTGTATGCGCTGGTAGAAGTAATCGCTGTCGTAATCATATTTTGGTTTTGCCATATATTATTCAGTTAAAAGTATTTCTATCTTGTCTCCAAACACTTCGCCTTTGAGGAACTTATCTTCTGGGTCAAATCCGAACTTCTCACAAAACTCCGCCTTTGCCTCCCATGTATCAAATGAAAGCATGAGGTAAGCATCCATGTTGGCAGCCGCCTTTGTAGCAGCTTCTTTCACTTCTTGCTTAACCTGCTTCATGCGTGCCACCTTTTCTGCTTTCTCGGCTTGTCTCTGTGCTAAATCCGCTTGGTGTTCCTCTCGTACTGGCTCCATGAGGTCGTCAAGCTCTCCAGCAATAGTGTTTTCTTCATCTGTTTGGAAGTGATAGTCCACGCCAATGATGTCAAGGTCTTGCTCCGTAAGCCCTGCGTCCTTATAATCTATGTCGGGGATAAGTTCTCGGAGAGCGTCATAATTCCACTCACCCTGCGCTGATGGGTTGTTGAGCAAGATGAGTAACTCCTTTTCCTCTTTCTCCTCAACGTCTATCAAGTCCACACGAATGATATAATCGTTCTCCTTTGTGTCAATGTTGTACTTTTGAAGCTCATCCATGACCGAAAGCCGTTGGTGTCCACTGACAAGTGTGTAGCCTGTCCGTTTATTCACCACGATACCTCCGACCATACCGAACTTCTTGATACCACGCTTGAGAGCCTTGCGATTCTCTGGAGGAATCGTACGAGGGTTCTTATCGTGAAGTTTTATCTGTGAGCGTTTCAATTCTACACTCACAGATGTGAAATATCTGTTATCCATTCGACTTGTCTCCTTTGTTTGTTATCCTGATACTGCTCCGCCAATGTATCGTTTCACATTTCCCTTGCCTACAAGGGCATGCATTGGGGCTATTTTTCTTTGCTTCAATGCATTTTGAAAAGCTTCACTTACTCTTGCACGCTTAGGATTTACTCCCGAGTTAGTGCTTGAGACGGAATTATACAGCCTGTTGTATTGTTTACTCAAGTCGTTATACGATTTTCCTCTTCTTGCCATAATTCTTAATTTAATTTGTTATCCTGAAACTGCGCCTTTGGCTTTACTCGCCATTTTAATTTTCATTAGACCATTTGTAGCTCTTGCATATCTGTTTGCTATCACACCATTGGGACCTCCCATGTTTGATAAACTACCTAACCCTATACTCGGATTAGGTGTACGAGCTGCGAGAGCTGTTTTTATTCTGCTATACTGGGCTTCTGCTATAGCTAACGTTTTTTTTCTTGCCATAATTTTTAATTTTTATCCTGTTTATAATTTTCCTCATAAAGGATGCGCTCACTCATCGGAAACACCTTGTATATCTTTTGTAAATCTTGCGGATAGTGTTGCTGCATCCATGTAAAACAATCTACATTAAAACCTAATCCGTTTGATGCTTTGTTCCCATAAAGAACAGGTTGCGGAAGTCGCTTCATGCGCATATACGCTTTCACGTCTTTTTGCGTCCACGATGCGAGCGGATAGACCAAGCCGTTATTCTCGTACCCTTGCGCTTCGTAACCTTTTAGCATAAGGTTTCGGTTCATTCCGTCAGCTTTCTTCATTCCTAAGAACGTGTAGTAAATGCCTGTCTTTAGTCTGACTGCCTTTATCACGTCTGTGAGTTTGAGCAGCTTCACTTTTGGATTAGGCACACAATACAGACCACCACGAAGAATATACGTCAGATTCCAATGAGGAACTTCCATAAATTCAACCTTTGGATATTTCTTCTTCACCCACCTTATCCAGTTACTGATGTGTTCCAGGTCCTTTACAAAGTACATGAACACACATACCACTCTCTCAAAGCAAGGGTAAACCAAATCCAAAGTCACAATAGAATCTTTACCGAGAGAACAAAAGACAACACAGGTGTCCGACTTTTGCCGAACGCCTGCGATTATCTTATGTGCCTCTTGTAATTTATTCATGTTATCCCCCACTCATGCCGAGACCTACTCGAATATCATAATATTGCTGTCTACGGCTTACATACTTATTGCCACGCCCTGCGCTACCTGTCGCTTTGTCCGTGAGAGCCTTTCGACCACCACGATACTTACTTGTTGAATAGCCAGTGCGCTGAATGCCATTTTTTCTTGCCATAATCTTTTTACCTTTAGATTGCTAAATAGTCTTCGACTTGTCTCTAATATTGTGTGAAAGCACCTTGCCCAAATCATAAACCACCTGCTCTGCCCACCACTCAAGCGGGTTACCGTCTTTGTCTTTGCCATGCTCGTATGTGATTGGATTGCCGTCAGCATCTACGAATACCTCGCAATGTGCGCCAAGAACCTCTACAAGTGCGCTGTCACGATCTTCGTTGTAGCCAACATAAAATTGAATGGCATCATACTTGATTGGCTGTGCGTTGCCGTGTTCATCTTCTACCTCAAAACCGTCTGCATCGAGCTGTAATAGTTTCTTGATTGTTGTTGGGCGAACCTCTCTGAACTCTTGCACCTTACGACCTGCCAATATGGCATCGAAATACTTTTGTTTGATGATTAGATTTAATACTTTCATAACTTTTCTCTTTTTTTTTGTGTATCCAAAGATACGGTTTATAATATTGTTTATATAAAATCCGCCTGTTGAATAAACAACAATAGGCGGATTGTTATATTTTTACTTTATGCTTCTGTGTAGCCTCTCTTGTTTAGCCACTGTATCGTGCCTTTGAGCGTCTTAAATTTTCTGCTACCTACTGTAGCTGTGCATGCTGAATAGTCTTTTTCACCATGAATGAATAATGCACCGTCAAGATCTAATTTTTTGTTTTTGAAATCTATAACTTTCATGATTGCAATGTTTTTAATTGTTTTACTTTGTTTCTTGCTCTTTCAGTCGTTTTTCTTTTAAGTGAGAAAGGCTCAAAGGCTTGTACGAAAATCTGTAACTCACTTGTGAACTAATCACGATGCAAAGGTAAATGATATATTTGACTAAAACAAATAAAAGTCAAATTATTTTTTGATTTTAACACTATTTAGTAAATGATATATTTTACTTTTGTCAATTATATACTATCTTTGCAATATGAATAGAATAGAAGATGTAATTAAGGAACACGGATATACCGTTACATCCCTTGCTGAAAAAATAGGAACTTCCAAACAAAATTTATTTGCGAAGTTAAAAAGTCCGTCATACCCAACATTGGTTGAGATTGCCACCGCCCTTGACGTTCCCATGTGGCAGTTGTTCGCATCGCCCTCTGATGTGGCAGGAGGTGGTGAAGAACTGACCGCATCAATAAGTTATCGTGGGGAGTTCTTCAACACACACTCAAAAGAGGAACTGAAAAGATATGTAGATAAATTATAACCTAAATGATATGAAACGAAAAACTTCATTATTAATTATTACCGTGTTAATTCCATTATTTGCTTTTTCTCAAAAGAAATTAACAAGATTGGAAAAAGCAAAGAGGTTAATAAGAACAGAATTAAAAAACACAATGAATGACTATGCAAGTTATTCACCAGTGTCTTATGGCAAGATAGACAGTTTGTTCACATCTCCTGCCGAAGATGATTTCTATGTCAATTCATATTCCAAGGCAATAGAAGCAAAGTATGAAGCAGGTTTAGGTGATATAGAAGGATTGCCTGATGTATCAGAAACTATAAAGGAAATGGAACGAGAGCCTAATAAATATAAGGCTGGGAGTATTGAGAATTGGAAAATATATCAAGCAAAAAGAGATTTGTTTTATTCTTCCTTGCAATATTTTCATAAGAAGTTCATTGGCTGGAAATTAATCCACAAATACAGAGGGAAAAACTCCTATAATGCAACGATATTAAAAGAGCAAGAATTTAGGTTTGACAAAGCAATGACCAGGATAATTGCCGTCAAAGATATTGAATAATCAACGGTTACACAGAAGTAAGGGATGGGCAGGAAATGATGAACAATCAAATTTTTAATTATGGTGAATTCGCCATAATTAAAGAAAAGGCAGGGTTGAGCTGGAAAAAATTGTCGGGAAGTTAAAACAGGAGGAGAAATAAGGCCGTGCTGTGGGCAACGTAAAATAAGTTTATTTTATTTGCAGAATTAAATAGAAATATTTATATTTGCAGATATTTATTAAACTTTCACACCAATGAAGCACAAACTTAAAGAAATCATTTCGTCATTAGGTATCACGCAAAAGGAATTGGCACACAAAATCGGCATGACCGAAGTGGGCATGAGCAACCTTATCAACAAGGGAACGACCTCTGAAAACACATTAAAATCCATCGCTGACGCACTGAATATGGATGTTGGAAAAATCACCGTGAAAGAAACATTGCTAAAAGCAAAGTTCGGCTCAGACAAAACACCATTGAGAATTGGAGATTTAGAACTTCCATGCTATGTGCTTGATAACGGCATGCGCGTATTCTCTGGACGTGGAATCCAAAAAGCCCTCGGGTCTAAATCCAATAGCGGAACTTGGTTGTCATCATTTGTCAAAACTGACTACATGAAATCCATGCTACAAGAAATTAAAGCCGGAGAAACCACTGCTTTCGACAGACTTACAAATCCGATAAAATTTGAGAGAATAGGAGCAGGCGGCTCACAATCAGCTACTTACGGATATGAAGCGACACTACTCATCGACCTATGCGATGCAATAATTAAAGCCGGCGAGGAGAATCTTGGAATAAACCCAATATTCATAAAGCACGCCAATATAATTATCAGGGCTGTTGCAAAGACTGGCATCATTGCGCTTGTTGATGAAGCCACTGGTTATGACAAGGAACGCATCAAAGGTACAGAACTACTGCAAGATTACTTAAGACAATTTTTACAAGAAGAAGCAGCCAAATGGATAAAGACGTTCCCAGACCAATTCTTTGAAGACTTGTACAAAATGCGTCATTGGAACTGGGAACGCACTACTAAGCGACCAGGTATCGTTGGAAAATGGATAAATGACATCGTGTACAGCCGCCTCGCACCTGTCCTTCCACAGGCTCTTGACAGGCTTAATCCAAAGAACATTAACGGCAATCGTGGACACAAACATCATCAAAATCTCACACGGGATGTAGGACTTCCAAGACTGAAACAACATTTAGAGGCCGTCCATGCCATTGCTGTCGTGTCAAATTATGATTGGTACAGATTCATAGTAAACCTTAACAAAGCATATCCGACAAAAGACATGGACTTGTTACTTGATTTCGGAGACTAATAATTTGAATACAAGCAAAAACAGCATAAAAGTTGTTATATATAGAAACTTTTATTACTTTTGCAGTATGAGACGAATAAGAACATACGGTGGCTATTTTCAGGCATTCATGCAGACGCTGGATAAGAAAGTACAGCGAAAGATAGACTACGCCTTACAGCTACTGAAAACACAGGAAAGACTTTCGTCAAAGTTTGTCAAAGCAATCCGAGATGGATTGTTTGAATTGAGAATTGAATACGAGAGCAATATCTACCGTGTGTTCTTTATTTTTGACAACGGACAAATCGTGGTGTTGTTCAATGGCTTTCACAAAAAGACACAAAAAACACCCAGACAAGAAATAGAAAAAGCACTAAAAATAAAGGAGGCTTATTATGAAGACAAACAGCCACAAGATTGAAGACTACGACCTCGTGCTGGATGCAAAATACGGCAAGGAGGGTACACCGCAACGAGTGCAGTTTGAAAATGAGGCAAAGGCTTTTTATGCTTCGCAAATTCTTTTACAAGCACGCAAGGAAGCAAAAATGACGCAAACCGAATTGGCAGAAAAAGCAGGAACGACCAAGTCATACATATCTAAAATAGAAAACGGATTGATTGAGCCTGGAGTAGGACTATTCTTTCGCCTTGTCAACTCTCTCGGATTACGCATAGACATTTCAAAGCCAATAGGATAGTTACATCAATAAGCTTCACAATATGATGCCCAGTTACGTTATCAGCAAACTGGCAAGGATAGTTAGCAAAATTTACTCATAATAATTTAGAATTTATTTTACATGGTTATCTTAAAATCTTGTTTCACTTTTTGTTTCGGATGTTGTTTCGGATGTGTTAAAAGTTTTCTTTCAATATGTTGATATTCATGCTTTTATATTACATGAATTTTGTTTCACTTTTTGTTTCGTTTTCTGTTTCGCTTACAGTTTGAAAGTATGTGAAAAGATATGACATAATTATTGAATAATAGAGTAAACCTTATTCAAAAGCCTATCTACTTCTTGTTGAAAATCGTCATAAGTTGTATATAGGATTAGCAATTCAGCACAAGTTGAAGAAATGAAGCTTGCACAAGTTATCCCTGCTACGTTTGCAATAGCCCTGCGCATTCCATGTGGCATTTTACCTCCAAATAATTTTTGTGGCGCATATAAATAGATCACCACAAAGACGAACACCTTGCGGTCATTTACTGTAATATGCTCTCCCTTATCTTCAAGAAAGGCATTATAAATTTTTTCAACAAAAGATAAATCCGTCAGCTGTGGTGAAGTTGCCAATTTGTCATTACGAATAGCCTTTTGCAGTTCCATACGAGCCGTTTTGATGTTTCTAATGCTATCTATAACCTTTTCCATTGATATTTGTGATTTGAAAGAATACACAAATATAAGAAAAAGAATAGGATGTTCGTGTAAGCTATTTATCTAAAAATGTGATTGTTACACGTTTTTGTCAAATACATACTCCAGCATTTTTTTATTTGCTTCATTGATAGCCTTAAAATCCTTTTTTATATAAAGCTCTGTAACTCTCAATGCCTGGTCAGCATGGTTCAGCATATCATTAACAACGTACTTACTTATTCCCACGTCATTGACTGCAATGGTAGCCATAGAATGTCGTGCAGCATAGAATTGGAGATTATCTATTCCAACTTCTTTTCCTACTTCTTTCAATCCAATATTGATATTGCGATTAAGACTTGCCATGCTTGAAAATCTTTCATGGAAATTGAAAACTCTTTCCTTATCACGGTATTTTTCAACTAATGGTGCTATTGTTGGATGAACATCAACCTGCATAATCGCATTGTCGTTTCTTCTGTCCTTTGTCTTTGTGCGATTATAAGTAATTGTTTTCCCATCGAAATCTTTTGCGTTAAACAAATCAGCCGAGTTCATTCCCAAAAGACAGAACGACAATTTGAAGCAATCGAGCGCAAGGTCATGTCTGCTCGAATACCCACGTACCTTTACATTATCATAAGGTAGTGAAAAGATAGATCGCACCTCGTCAACGGTTAATGCACGTTTCCTCGCTATATTTTGTGGTACTGTTTTATACCTTTCCAATGAGTGCTTAACAATAATAATACCATTATCCTCATCGTTGTAGTATTCCTTTGCAGCTGCAAACAACGTTTTCAGACTATTGACATATAGTGATTGCGCACGTGGGCGGTCTTTTAATGACATTTCAAAGGACTTTAGCGTCTTTACGTTCAATTCCTTGCACGATATGTTTTCATGTCCTATAAACCGCTTAAACGAATTAACAGAAGTCTTGTAGTTTCTCAATCCTTTTTTATCTGCGTTCTTCTTAAGCCATAGATTCACAAAATCTGTAAACGACACATCTTCTCCGCTTTCTTTTCTTTTGAGCTGTTTTACAATAGCGTCAATAGAAAAATCATTCAACTCCAAATCAAGTTCATTTAGTCGTTTCCTATATTCAGCTATCAACATGTCGCATTTTTCAAGTATCTGTGCGTTTTTTATCTTAAACGAAGATGTGATGTCTTTCTTAGAAACATACATAGACGTAGGAATCATCCTTGACATTCGATTGTGCGTTAATCTTATCACAATGTTCCACATGTTATCCCTTCGTTTGTTGTTTTTCAATATCATTGCTTTTAGAGTTGCCAT